GTTTGATTGATGACATTTCCTGACCTCGTAGAGCGAGCCTTTTGGCGAACTCTATTTGGTTATTATCCTTGTCACCAAGAACTGATTTTGTAAGATTGATTTTGACACCAATCATACTCATCAGGTTTTGGTAACGCTGTGCCACTTCCTTATCATATATCACAACGTCATCTCCAAGGAGCCTATACTGTTTGAAGAATCGCAATGGTTTTCCATTGTGAAACCTCTCATAGTTTGCGGCAAATTGGATGAAGTCATGATGCCATAAAGAGAAACTAGGAAAGGATGATAGTAAGCCTAATGGCTGTCCTACCTCCCACCTTACATTTTTCTTTAATGGTTTGATATAGAAGTTACGCTTCGTCATTACTCGGTACCAACTATCGGCTACATGTAGATTGCTCATAAGTTGAAGACGGTATTTCTGCATTTTTGCAGGAATTCTATCTGAAGCAGATGATAAATCAAAACAATAAGTCGGTTTACCTCTGCTATGCAGTACAAGGTTGTTGAAACCTTTATTCTGATTCGCAGTTGTATCCGTACTTATTGACTGTAGTGTCCTATACAAAGAGATTTGTATAGGCTTCAATGATAATTGACTCCAGTAATCTCCTATAGCAAACTTCCTTGTTTTACCACCAGGTTCGGCTGTGAAGCCTAACCTACCGGTATGCAAGTCAGTAATGTTTGTTTCTAATTCAGATTGCTTTTCCATCCATGAAGTGATCCAATCTTGCTTTAAAGCATTATTGAGATCTTTTATGGAAGAATACAACACTGAATCATTAACAACAGCCTTGGCATCTAAATGAGAACACGCTACAGCAGGTCCGTTTGGACCTTTTGATAGAGTGGTCAATACTTTAGACCATGGTGCTATTGGATCTTGTAGAGAACCTAAATACCAGTCACGGGTTTTAACAAAACGTTTTAGAAATTTATTAAACTTTCTAGTGAGATTCAGAACTGCATATTCCTCTTGAGGAGTATGTTTGGCCGTAATCGCATCTAGATCAGAATAATCTATATCTAAACGAATTTGTTCATAACCACGGACTATAGTTAGGGCGACTCTTTGTTCATCCTTATTACCTTTGATGAGTGGTCTTAATGACCACAAGGTTTT